TCACAATCTTCTAACAAAGAATCGTTGGAAACTTCAGTAGAAATAATACTTGAAGTTGCTAAAAAGTTTTATTCATTTGTTGAGAATAAACGATATTAAATATGAATGATATAAAATATCCTTTATATAGGGATGATATATTTTCCAAAGCCAAACGTATGGAAGATTATAGTAAATATAAAGGATTATATCAATCTATTTGTTCTAAAATTAATACAACTAATGAAAAGATAGAATCTAGTGGATTGCCAAGAAATCCCAGACAAGATATATCACAACAATGTGATAAAAACAATATACGAATCTTACAACGTCAAAAATTACATCTCGAAGAAAAAATGAAAATTCTTGAAGAAGCAATTAAAAAAGATATTGAAGATTCTAAAAATGAGTTATGAATATTGGAATAGTTTATTTAATAACAAATGATGTAACCAATGGAAAATATGTTGGTATTACAACTCAGAAGTTACATCGCAGATGGAAACGACATCAAACTGATGTTAATAGACTTGATTATCCATTATACAGAGCAATTAGAAAATATGGAATAGAACATTTTCAAATACAATCGTTAAAAGAAATTAGTAGTGACACAAAATCAAAACTTATAGAAATATTAAACGAGTTGGAAATACAATATGTATTACAATATCAAAGTTTTATTGAATGGAATTGTGGAGGATATAACCTTACAGTTGGTGGAGGAATGGAAAATATTAGTGTTGAAAGTAGAAAAAAGCAAAGTGATTCGATAACGGTTACTTATAAAAATAATCCAAACTTATCAATACAACATGCCAAAAAACTTCATACTATATATGAATCTAATCCAGAATATGGAAAAAATATAGCAAACAAGTTAAAACAATTATATATAGATGAACCGTGGAGAAGATCTTATATTGGGGATTTTCAACGAGGGAATAAACATCATGGATTCGATGATACAATATACACTTTCCGAAACATCAAAACCGAAGAAAAATTTGTCGGTAATAGATATGATTTTTATAATAAATATAACCTTTCAAAAAGTAAGGTGTGCTTATTATTACAAGGAAAACGAAAGACCCATAAACAATGGGTTCTAAATACACAAATACATACACAGAAAGAAAATATATATGATAAACAATTATGCAAGGAAGTCACTTGATGGATTATGGGTTGGAGATTGCATAGGCAATCTTGGTACTCTTTATTTTTGTCACGATATTCTCAAAGCACTTGAGACTGGAATGGCAAAATTCGGTGGACAGTTAGATAAATTTCAAAAACAGTTTCAATACTCTGATGATACAGAAGAAGCAATAGTTCTTTATAATCATCTTCTTACCAACAAGGGAAACATAAATCAAGATGCGTTAGCAATGGAGTTTGCTACACGTTATATGGATAGAGACCCAGATGGAGAAATATATGGTTATGGTCTAAATACTCGTAAGGTATTAAGAGATATCTATGATGGTATTCCGTGGAATGAAGCAAACAAAATATTTGTAAAATCAGAAGGAATGCCTTCACATATTGATAGTTTAGTCAATAGTCTATCCCAAGGAAAAGGTTATGCGGACGCAATGAAAGATGTCAATGATACATTACGTAAACAAGTTGAAGAACGTGCTTCTACCAATAGAGTTAAACAAGGTTCTTGTGGAAATGGATCTGCAATGAGAATTGCACCACTTGGAGCATTCTTAGGACAAGAAGTAGATGAAAATGGTGTTTGTAAAAATTCTCCTGAAAGAGTTATTGAATTAGCTACATTATCTGCGGAACCCACTCATTGTCATGCTGAAGGTATTGCTGGTGCAATTGCTACAGCATTAGCATCATATTATTTAGTATCAATGCCAATGTTTACTGATACTATAGATAATTGGGATGATGATATTATGAAAGGATATACCAAGGACCATATTGGAAAACTATATCTAAAATATATTATAAAACATACTCCTGAAGGTGAAGTGAAGAATGGACTTGTCAAAGCATTAGATTTATCGTATGATGTACCAATGCCAGAAGTCATTAAAATTCTCGGTAATGGAACTCATGTAACTTGTCAAGATACTGTACCACTTTGTTGTTATATGGTATCCAAAGCTTTATGCAGGTTCCCCAAAGCAGATATGTATGAGAAAGTTATTATAGAGACATCAACTGCATTCGGGGATGTGGATACAAATTGTGCTATTGTAGGTGGTATTATATCAACAATTGCACCAACTCCTGAGAAATGGATTAAATTCTGTCAACCGATGGAAGGTGTTTTATGAATGAGAATGAATTGGAGTTAAGTAGAAATTGTCCCAAATGTAACAAAATAATTATTTGTTCTTCTAAAAAATATAAAAAGATGGCGGATAAGTTGGGGTCAGTATGTTATAGTTGTGCTTTTAGTGGACGCCCAAGATCGGAAGAATATAGAAATAAAATACGACAATCATTAATTGGTAGAAAATTAACAGAAGAACATAAACAAAACATAAAAAATGCTTGCCAAAATGTTACTGACGAAATGCGACAAAAAATGAGCATTGCGGGAAAGGGTCGTCCAAGTCATAGAAAAGGAACAAAACTTACTAAAGAATGGAAACGAAAAATACGAAATACATTGTTTAATCTTCCATTGGAAATAAAACAAAAAATTGTTAATGGGAATAAATTACGAAAAATATCGGATGATACAAGACTAAAAATGAGATTATCCCGTATTAAATATATTGAAAAAGTAAAATTTCATGGAGCACAAATGATACCATCATTTAATTTTAATGCATGTCAATACTTAGATAAATTGTCAAATGAAATGGAATGTAATTTTCAACACGCATTAAATGGTGGCGAATATTATATTAAATCCCTTGGATATTGGGTTGATGGTTATGATAAAAAGAAAAACATTGTCGTAGAATATGATGAGGGGCAACACAATAGACAAAAAGAAAATGATACCCGAAGAATGAATGAAATTAAACAATATTTAGGTTGTAGATTTTTTAGATATGATTCAATTGGAGAAGAATTAAAGGAATATTAATTATGAGCATGAGTTTAATTAGCATAATGAGAAGTGATCCTGATTTTGGTAAACGAATTGCCAAAAAAGTACAGGATATAAAACAAGATAAACAAAATTTGTTAAATGTAGCAAATGAATACGAGACTAAATATAAAGAAGAAATTATAGAAGGAACCAAATTGCGAAATCGTCTTCTGACTGAAGGGAATCAACAAGGACTTTCAGAAGAACAAGTTATGCAAAACTATGGTAAATTTTGTCCAACAATTTATACGCCATTGTTAAACTTTTTATACTTTATGCTTCGGGAAACTGAAGATGTTGATAGAACGAAATATCAACAACGAGATAAAATTAATGAAGCACTTGTTAAAGCAGGACAATTGAGCCATGAAGATGGTGAGAAAGATTTATCAAGTGATGAATTAAATGCACTTATTGATGAAAAAATGAAAGAATTGCGTGCTGAAAATTTGATTGATGAACGTCGCCAACAAGTAAATAAACAATTTTTGGAAGAAGAACATGATCAAGTTCAATTTAAAAAATCACCAGAGATGGTTGAGTTTCTTTACGGAAATATTACATTAGAAACGTTTAATAAAATAAAGAAACTTAAAGCATTAAGCAAGAGTCCAAATGAACAGGAAGCATTCCAAGCTTATAGAAAAGCAATAGAATTATGTAAAGAACATAATTTGGAATTTGACAAGATACCTTGTTATGTAAATAAGCCAAAATAAAATATCAACAACGAAAAATACGATTATTCATAAATGATAAGAAAAAAACTTATATTACATTTTATGGTAGAAATATATGATAACACAAATAACACCACAAGTTTCTATTGGTGATTCCCAAGATGCTACCAGTATTACTAACGATAAATTCGATTGTGCGTTAAACGTGGCAATTGATTTAGATATTGGTGATACAAATATTAAAAGACATAAAGTTGGATTATTAGATGGTCCAGGAAATGACCCTGCATTGTTTATATCGGCGGTGATTGTATTATATTCATTGGCAAAATCTGGAAAAAGAATATTAATACATTGCCACGAAGGAAAATCCAGATCCGTTATGGTATGTTCTGCATTTTTAGCAGTTCAAGAGTTAACAACATTAGATGATGCATTGGCAAAAATAATGCCACTTAGAAAAGTTGACATTTATCGTCCAGCACTGTATGCTATGGCACAATCAACTATCCCAATAATAAAGGATATGATTAAAAAAATATATGATAAATAATTGGATAAAAATAGCGAAAGATGTTGCAATAGAAGCACATGAAGGTCAATTACGAAGAGGTGGGGAACCTTATGTCAATCATCCGATTCGTGTTGCCGAAGCAGTAGAAGATAAACTTAAACCAATTGCATATTGTCATGATTTAATTGAAGATACCTACATAACATTGGAGGATCTTAAAAAGTTGGGTCTTCCTCCGTATGTTATTGTGGCAGTTGATCTTTTGACACATAAAACAGGTGAACCCAATATGGTGTATTGGAAAAAAATGTTGGTTAATTCAGATGCAGTTATTGTTAAAATTGCTGATATGAAGGATAATTTGGCATCAGATCCATCTGAATGTGCTCGTAAAAAATATATGCGTGCATTGGGGTTATTCAAATTAGCTGGATATAATGTTTGACATTTTTCTTTTGTTTTTTCCTCTATATGTTGAAGTAAATGAGTGACAGTTAGGACATAACAATGTAAGATTGTGAATTCGATTATCAAATTTATTTCCATTTTTATGCTCCAATTCAACCGGAATTAATCCAGTTTTCCAAGCTGTACGTCCACAATCATAACATTTGTGTTCAAATATTTTTTCTTCTATTAACCTATTTTTTAATTTATATGTTGATGAATAGGTCGAATTTTCAACTAAAATCTCAGATAATGGCGTTCTATATTTTATTCCAAGTTCTTTATTTCGGTATCCTTGTCTTACTCGTTGTGTTTTTTCCCAGTGAGATATATCAATATTCCACATCATTATACGCCTTTTCATAGTTGCATAATTCCCGCCAGTTTTTATAACACCTAGAAGAGTTAGTAAATGTCCCATACTTTCGGATTGTTTTACAAATGGTTCAAAATTTTCTTTTGTGAATTTATATTTCATATAGAATAAATATAAATGGGATAAGTGAAAGATTAAAAAATAATCACTTATGCTATAATTTTATTTGACATTTTCTTAAAACCTGTTATATTTATAGACAATAATGGCACTGTGCCCGAGAAGCGAATACCAGAGCATCTGGACTTAAAATCCGGGGGGTTTGTGGGTGGAAGTCCCACCAGTGCTACCAATTTAAAATAAGTTATATTAAATTTAAATTTAAAATTGACAATTTAAAACTTTCAGGTAAAGTTAATCCTGAAATAGCTCAAAAAGTTAAACGGGCTATAAACAAACCAAAAAGAAAGAAAATATGAAGAAAATGATTAAGTCCTTAGTTGGCGTGTTTTGCGCCTTGTTTCTTGTAACATCTATGGCACTCGCTGCCAACACTGTTACAAACGCTCCAACCTCTCTGTTTAACGCAGGGGAAATTGGATTGACTCTCGGATCAGGATATAATGTTGGAACTGCTGGAAATGTCAAAGGTTCTACAGTATTTACTGAACCGTATGCATTGAATTTTAATGCGGGTGCATTTTATTTCCCATGGCGTAATTTGGGATTTGAAGCATCAGTTCCTTTTTATTCGACAAAGGGAGTATCAGTTCAAGAAGTTGAAGTAGGATCCGTTCTACGTTTGCCTTTGTCAAAGACTACTCCTATTTTGAAGAATATTGCGCCATATGTTGGGGTAGGTGGAATATACAATTGGCAGACTGCTCAAGATTGGGCATATGTTGGTAAGGTTGGAACAGAGTTCCGTTTAAATAGCAAATGGGGTGTCTTTGTTGAGGGACAATATAGGAACTTTGAATTGAAGAATTTTGAACAAGGAAATGTATCACTTAACGGTGGTGTACGCTTCGTGTTCTAATAATTTACGAAGTCAATCTCCGTAAATGGTGGAGGGCGATAAATTTTAAAAACCTATCACCCCTAAACAAAAGACTCCTTAATGGAGTCTTTTTTATTTGACAATAATATGTGAATGTGATAATATTTGCATAATGAAATACGTTGACCCCACAAAAGTAAAATTGGTTGATCTCGTCAGAGATAATAAAAAAGTTAAATTCTCCTATTATCGTGATCAAGAATTCTGGTATGAACATGAAGAAGGTCTATTGTTTCCTATTGCTTTATCAGAAGTAAATAATCCTGCTTGCCGTGCAACTCTTCTTGCTGAAGATAAAGCAATTTGTTATATGCGGTGGATAAAGAAATATATTGAGTCAGCAAAAAAAGAAGCAAGTGTATGAGTGAACTCACCAATGCTGAATTAAAAAAAGAACTTGAAAAAATGTTTGATAAAATAGAAATTCATATAATTCCCGATAAAAAAGACCCATTTAATTTAGATAAAGCAATGGTGTGGTTTTTTACAGAACCAGGTCCATATGATGGTTTGTTTATAAAACGAGAAGAAATAGAAAATTTAAAATCATGAGTAGTTTTGTATATATTGTAGAATGTGCCGATGGTACACTTTATACAGGATATACAAATAATATTGATAATAGAATTACTACTCATAATAAAGGTAAAGGCGCAAAATATACAAGAGGTCGTCGCCCAGTGAAATTAGTTTATAAAGAAGAGTATAAAACTAAATCAGAGGCAATGAAACGAGAGGCATGGATTAAAAAGTTATTGAGAAAAGACAAGATTAAACTAATATCCATTTTTTAACACTGCGTTGTTTATTATTTAATAATAAACTTATACTTGATGCGAGTAGATTATATTTTATTCTAAAATCATAACTAGTTCCAATAAATAAATCATTATTTTTTATATTTTTAAAAGAATAAGTATTATGGTTATACATGGGATTTGTATTAGATTTTAATCCTGGTTTACCCACATTTTTCCCAATCATAGATATTTTTAATTTTTCTTTATGTTTTTCGGATAGTTTTCGTCCAGACATTCGTTTTTTAGATTCTATTCCTATTTTTTCTCTATGTTCTTTAGAAAATATTTTTCCTGTATTTGCTTTTATTAAAGCAAGTTTATTATTTAATGTCATAGATTTCCCTTTATGACTATTACTCATCTTTTTACGAGTATATTCACTTAAATTTCCACCTCCTCCAGCAATAAATCTTAAATTATAACATTCATTCTGTTCGTTTATGGCAATATCTAAATATTTTTGTTCTATCAATAATAATTCATGTGATGATATATTTACACCAAAGAGTTCTACTATTATAAAATTAAAATTTTCTTTTCCATATTTATTCCATGCATACTGAAGATGATCGTTGAAATGATAATTTCCATTTAAATGTGTTAAGTGAGTATTCAATCTTTTTTGGATATTTTTAGAACTACCAACATAATATTTACCATTAACTTTGTTTATTATTTTATATATTCCTGAGATTTTTTCTTTTGTAGTAACGTCTAAGTCCTGCTTCACGCTCGCTAGTGACGTGTTCCCAATAATATCGCATTCTCCATTGTCGATTAAGTTTTCGCTTTTCATCATCAGTTCTATTTAATTTTTTTCTTCCCATATAGTATAAATAGCAATAACTTACGAAAATGTTACGAAAATGTTGACTTTTTTTGTAGATATGGTAATATGGTCTTCGTTAAGAAAAATTATATGAAACCATTTAGAAATCAATATATAGAATGTAAAAAGAATGAAATGGTTGGTGAAGGCGAGTTTAAATCTTTTAAAGATAATCCAGGATTACTTCCATTCTGTCCGTGTAAACTAGAAAAAATATTATCATCTAATATAGAAGGTATTCAATTACAATCCTGTTTAATGTTTAGAGGATTATGTTCAAGCGGTAATCCAGATTGTGTAAAAATGAGAGAAAAGGAATAATTTATGTTTGAATGGTATAAAAGATTAATTCATAAGTATGATGACTATACTGAGATGGGTCAATGGGGGACATATAGTGAGGAAACCAAAGAATCAACCGTAGGTGGTAAAATGTATAGTAGAACCATTAAAATAGAAAAAGATGATGGGACTATTGGATTAGATACTGAATGGATTATGGATAAAACTGTAGATGACGAAAAATCGGGAAAATGGATTGATAAAGATTATGAATAATCTTGGAAACCCAATAGATGACGATGATATTTATGGTCCAGAAAACATAGGTAAATGTGTTTTCTGTGGAATCTTAACAGAAGTAAGAAAGCATCATATTATTCCTAAAAGTAAAGAAGGAACTGTAACAGTGGATACTTGTGAAGTTTGTGAGTCATACATTCACAAGACGTGGACTCATTCAGAACTTAAATATAGATTTAATACTGTTAAATCAATACTTGAAAATGAAGGGTTTCAGAAATTTTTAAAATGGAGACGGAAACAATCGTCTTATACAATATTTAAATCCGTTCGAGGAAAATATAGAGATAAAAACAAATATCATTAAATTATGAAAATTAAATTTGTTCCACAAGATTGTTGGATTGGACTTTATTGGAAATCTGAATTCGATTTAAATTGTAGTCTATTTACAACATGGTATATTTGTATTATTCCATGCTTTCCAATAATTTTTAAAACATATAAAAATAAATAATTTATGATAATAGGATTTATAAGTGGTCATTTAGATTTAACTCAAGAAGAATTTAATGAACATTATGCACCTCAAATAGATGAAGCAATAGATCACGGGGATTTTTTTATCGTCGGTGATGCAAAAGGAGCAGATTCAATGGCTCAACAATATATTCTTGATAAGTTAGGTAAAGAATCAAAACGGGTGCATGTATATCATATGTTTGATTCACCAAGAAATAATAAAGGTAATTTTATAACTGCTGGAGGATTTAAATCAGATGATAAAAGAGATTCAGCAATGACTATGTTTAGTCATTACGATATTGCTTGGGTTAGACCAGGAAAAGAAAATTCAGGAACCGCAAAAAATATACAAAGAAGAAAGAGTGGAAATTATGATGTTTAAAGATGAAACTGAGAAAATGAAGTTTGAAAATTTATGGATACGTGAATTTTCATTAATATCACCAATGGATACAATGAGTTTTTCTGAACGAGAAAAATATAAACCGTTTGTAAAAGATGTTTATATTAAAACATTAATGAATAATAAGAATACCTCCGAAGAAAAATACTGTAGTCATAATTAATAAAAACATATTTATACGTGTATGAATGAAAAAATACAAGCTATTCTGTTAAAAATTGTTCTAGACCTAAAAAAGTTAAAATGGTCGGCTGGTCCAGATTGGGAAATCACCCTTAAAAGTGAAGGTCATATTCCACTCGTTAAAAAAGTATTGGTTGATAATACTATGTCAGATAATAAGTTTAGAGATGAAATTGATACCATGATTGATTTAACTCTCATTACTGACGATCAAATTACATATTTTCCAAATTTTACAATATATGGAAGTATTTTAATTGATGGTGGTCCATCCAAAGATATTGCTGTTAAACAAGATGTAGATGTTGCGTTCACCGATAAAGATTTTCAAAATGCAGCAAAAATTGTCTCGGCATCAAAAAAAGTTAATAATATGGTTGAATCATATATCGAAAATGAATATGACAATTATATTGATACCAATTCTAAAGCTATAAATGCTTATAAACAAGGTGGTTGGAAAGCAGATGATGAAACTAGAGGACCAACCCCTCGTTGAACTTGACATCTTCTTAAAATACGTTATACTGTTCACATAATAAGTTATGAATGAAATAATATTGGTGCCAATAAGAATTGGAGGATCAACATTACTCGGAGTTCCAACAGATAAACTTCCAGTAAAAGGCGGGAATTGTTTTCATTTGATAGATCCTAATGGACATAATCATAGAGTAGTTAATTTTAGTTATGAAAATTTAAAAGGATGGATGAAATTAACGGGTCAAAAAGATGTTTATGTTAAATGTATTGAAAAATCTGATTCTATATGGGAAATTATAGATGAACGAATACCTAAAGAATGGTATAATAATGATGACAGTAAAAGAAATACATGATGCTTGTTATAAAGCAGCATCAACTGGAATACATTTTCAAGGTATAGCATTCAGTGAGAAAAATGGAATAGGGTTTAAATATGAACCAACTATGCATTATTGGGCATCTGTAAATGTATTGTGGAAATCTGGTTATCATGAATATTTGTCTAAAGAAGTAAAAGAAGAATTTTCTAAATATGTGGCAACACTTGGTTGGAGAGTATTAACGTGGTGGTAAAATATTAATATTAAAATAGAAAAATAACGATTTTGTTTGACAGTTGGATATTTATAGGGTAGAGTATAGGAATTAATGGCAGTTTAGTATATGTAGTATCACGTCGCTCTCATAAGGCGAAAAATCAGATGCAAATTCTGAAATTGCTACCAATGCGTCTGTAATTTAGAAGAAAAATACCTGATTGCCAATCAGGAATCCCGATGGCAGAATTCGGCAGGCGCACCAATCAAGATTGGAAAGTTAAATAGTAATATAAACGGGCAAATTGAAAAATGAGTAACTCAATGAGTCATTGCCTCCTTAATCCAATCGTATGTTCTTTGTAATGCATTGTTGGCCGAATGGTTAGGCACTTGCCTTCCAAGCAAGCAGATGAAAATCGTATGTGGGTTCGAATCCCACACAATGCTCCAAATCAAACAAAATAAGTCATATCAAAACCATCTTTTCGCTCCATAAATTACTATTTATTAGTATATGAAAATATTAGTAAAATGTAAACAATGTAATTTAGATTTTTTAAAATCCGAACCGGAAATAAAAAGATCGGAACTACGTGGATATAAAAACCATTTTTGTTCTAATAAATGTAGTAGAGAATATAATATAAACAGGAACAAAAACATTCTTCCAAACATACGAAAAGAGGAATATAATAAAAATCCAAAGTTGTGTCTTCAGTGTCAAACACCAATTCCATACCGAACTAAATCAACGCAAATTTATTGTTCACAAAAATGTGCGGCAATATATACTCAAAAAGATGGCGGACGTTGTCATTGGTCAGAGGAAGATAAGAGAATATTGTCAGACCGTTCTAAAACAATAATTGGATTTTATAATAATAATCCTAAAACCGGAAGTGATATAAATTGTGCCATATGTAATAAATTATTCTATAGACCAAAATCATTAAAAAAAGTATGTTGTTCTAGTAAATGTAGTTATGAATATATAAAACAAAATAATACATGGAAAAATGGAAGTCATGGAGGATATAGAAAAAAAGGTGGCCGAGGAAAGCAGGGATGGTATAAAGGGTATTATTGTAATAGTTCGTGGGAACTTGCTTGGGTTATATATCAATTAGAGCATAATATTAAATTTAAACGTAATACTCAAGGATTTCAATATGATTTTTTAGGGAAAAAATATAAATTTTATCCTGATTTTATATTGGAAAATGGAGATTATGTGGAAATAAAAGCATATATAGATGATAAAAATAAAGCTAAAATTTCATCTTTTCCACATAAATTAAGTGTTATTGGAAAATTTGATATATTACCATTTATACAATATACCGTTCAAAAATATGGTAAAGATTATATTAAATTATATGAATCTAAATAAAAATCCAATTTAAATTTGACATATTCTTAAAATCTGTTATATTTATGAACAGTTAGTATAATTGTTCTTTGTAAATAATGAGAGTATAGTGTTTAACGGATAAAGCACGCTACACTTCCAATGTAGCAGTAGGAGTTCGAATCTCCTTACTCTTACCAATTTATTTCCATACGTCTCCCTCCAAAGGGATATATAAAAGCACCAGGTTTGGAACTGACTGTGCGAACGTATATGGAAATATGCCGGTGTAGTATAGAAGTATTACACGTCATTGGTAATGATGAGAAGACGGGGCGGTACCGTCCACTGGCTCCAATTTTAATGGTCCTGAGATGTAAGGTTGCATGGGGAGTTTTATAAACTCTATAATCGCTAGATTGGCGTGCAGGGGCGTTCAATTCGCCACAGGACTACCATTTTAATGACTCAAAACTCATGTCAGCATTTGCGGGAGTTTATGAAAACTCAAATGGAGGTAATTCATAAACATATTGACGAGCATAAATATCTCCGTAAAATGGAAGATAAAGATGAGGCGTTAGCATCATTTATAAATGATTATGGATGGCTCGTGAGAGAACTTTTCTGTACTCATATTTGTAATGCCAGAACTGAATGCGAAATCTCAATGGAACTTAGTCAAAGTGGTGACTTATTAAGAAACCGCATCAAATAGTTATAAGGTCGCTATGAAGTTCTCCGTGACAGTTTTTACAAAGTAATACACATTTATCCAATTCAATCTTTATTTTTTTGAAATCGTGAGTATGTCTATCAGATATAGAAAAATCTTTTTCTGATGGGGTTAGATGATGAAAATCGAGAGATCTTACACATTTGTCATATCCACAAACAATACATTTCCCCCCTTTATATTCAATCGATTTTAATTTTATTTGCCGTATTCTATCTGCTATATCTTTATTGGAACAAGTTTTACAATAAGAAAAAAATCCACCTCGATATCTTTTATAAAAATTATTATTATTTTCTTCTTTTGATTGTTTGCATTTGCTACAAATACGATGAGTTGTATCATTTTTAATTTCAGTAGTAGGATTACCAGTTCGACCAATTTTTATGGTTGAACCAAATGGTGAACATACAAAACAATATGACCGTTCGGGAATACAATGAACTTTACCATCATCGGTTTTTATTCTATAAGGAAATTTATTTCCACATTTTTTACATATTCTCATAATGATTATTACTGGTTATATTTTTTATTTTATCCAATAATAAATAGCGTGATAAAAAATTAAATTCGTTTTTTATTGACATTTTTTGAAAATACTGTATATTTATTACAGTTAAATAACGCTACTGTGGATAAGGGAAGCGGCACAACCGACACACTCAAGATGTGTTATCCATTGCCCGTTCGAATCGGACCAGTAGCACCATTTTAAAGCCGTGGTGGCATCAGTGGCGACTGCGCCAGTTTTGTAAACTGGAATATAAACAACGTGAGTTCGATTCTCACCCACGGCTCCAATTTATATATCTAAAACCAGAGATAAGAAGAAAAATTTTACTGGTGGAAAAGCAGTAGATAATTCGTGTAGAAATCACAAGGGGTGTTTTTGGTGTGAAGGAAATAGATTATATTCTTTTCATAAACGTGAATTATCTGCGAACGAACAATTAGAGGAATGCCTTTTTGGTGATAATGGAAGCATGAATCTTTCGTAAAGATAAGGCGTCAGTTCGATTCTGACAAAAGGCTCCAATTTTTAATATGGCAATGCTACATAAATTAAGTATTGTTGGTTTTGATCGTCCTGCGAATGCGAAAGTAAAACGTGCTCGTAGAGGAATGGAAAAGAACTGGAATAGATATGGTGAACCTTTAAAGAATTTTTTAAATGGTTCATTCAGTAATAAACGTTGGTTAGAATACAGAAAACAAAAATTTGCTATTTAAACTTCGTATTATACGAACAATAAATAGCATTAGGCGACTTGTCTAAAGCAAGAAACCTTGATGGGCGATGTTGGCAGGGATAGATGCATCTATTCGGCTTAAACAGAGTGAAAGTATCTCAATGCCCCATCGTTATTTCTTGTTAATTCAGTGATAGAATAGCACATTGATAAAGTGCAAACATTGGCTCAAATCCAATACAAGAATTTAATGCACTGCTGCCCGACAAGTGAAGGGGTTCGTCTGCAAAACGAATAATTATCGGATGGAGCGTTACCATCGCAGTGTTCCAATCTAAATAAAGTTATAATTATGAATACACAAAAAGGGTTTTATACATCGTGGGAAACCAAATTAGATAAAGATTATAATGTTGGTGACAAAATCACATTAGATCTTTTATTTGGCAAATCAACATTTACTGTAACTGAGAAAACGGATGATTCATTAAAGTTAGAAAATAATACTTTATTGGCATATTTAGAAAAAGAAGGTTCTCAATGGGTATGGAATAATGTATATATTGATAAAAATGCGATTGCCAAAGTAACAATTGTATGAAAATAAAAAGTTCCATGCCACATATCCTATCTCATGAAGAAGTTGAGGATTTGTTGGATGAGGCTTTCCTTCCAAAATGGAAAATTAAAATAAAGTTATATCTAAAAAAGATAAAAGAACACTTGTATAAATTATGAAAAATCCATTTCCTAAAAAATATGTAAAAGCATTGAATGCTTTGTATAAATCAAACAATGTCGGTAGATCTGTTAAACAACGATATTATTTTTGGGAAAAGACATATCCTAGCACTAATATATATCATATTCCATTAGATGACTTTGAAAGACGTTTAAAAGTAAGTGAATTGGATTGGTTAAGTGTTCAGTTTGCCAATGAGTTTACATTTTGTTAAATCATGATTGAATATCCTTCTATACAACCATCCAGTAAAGCACCGCACGCAAATTGTGTGGCATTTCTTAAATATGATGGATCTAATATTCGAGTTAAATATACTAATAAAAAAGGGTTTGATCTTTTCGGAAGTAGGACACAATTAATTGATAAAACTCACCCACATTTAGGTGAGTCTATTGATATTTTTCATAAAAAATATGAAGATAAATTAATAGATGTTATTAAAAAATATTATTCCAATGAACGAGAAGTAATTGCTTTTCTTGAATTTTTCGGCCCTAATTCTTTTGCTGGATTTCACGTTAAAGAAGATCCCAAAGATTTAATTTTATTTGATTTAATGGTTGGTCATAAAAATAGAAAGTTTCTATTGCCACAAGAGTTTATTAAAATTACAACAAAGTTTGATATTCAAATACCAAAAATTGTATATGAAGGAAATCTCACTGACCAATTTATTAAAGATGTGAGAGAAGGAAAATACGATAGTGAAAGTCCGACCAAAGTATTTGAGGGAGTCGTTGGTAAGGGTACGGAAAGGTCGGGAGCATATCGTGGTGGTGTTTGTATGACAAAGATTAAAACCAATAAATATTTTGAGTTGTTGAATAATAGATTTGGTGAAGAAGAAGCAAAAAAATATGGCGAATAATATAGAAGAATACGATATGGTAGCATACAAAAAATATGAAGCGTATTGTCTTCTTAACAGGCAAGAATTGTTAGATAAAGGATGTGAAGTAGATTTTCAAATCATTTCGTTTGAAAAGTTTAGAAAAAGACTCGACGAAAATCCTGAGTTTGCCAAAGTTTGGGGGTATTGGAATTTTTTATGAATTAATTTGACACCAAAAAGGAATAGTGTAGAGTATGAAAATAATATGAATAGAATTAATTCTTCGGATAGGGAATACATCACGACATGTACTCACACCCAAATATTTGATAAAACAAAATTTGGAAGTGAGAATAGGGAAACTATTTTAGCCAAAACAGTGGTCGTTGATGTTAAACCAAACAAAAATGTATCGGGAATAGATTCGTGGTTTGATACATCTCCCCATGGTTATACTTTTAAAATCAAAGACGGAGATGGGGTCGAAAAGTGGGTGTATTATGATTGGTTCTTAGTTCCAAACACAGCAAAAAATGTATCCATCATTGATGAAATTGAACGCATTAATAAAGAGATTGAAAACTTGCAACAAAAACAAGAAACTCTGAGAAAGTCTTATGATTATTAAATATGTAAATGCTGCGAGATTAGATATAAATAAAATGTCAAACATGTTTGACACCAAGAAAGAAAGAGTGTAGAGTATGAAACATAAGAGAAAATCAGGTTTGACATTTGAAGAGTTAAGAGATAAATTAGCAAAAAGTGAAAAGCCAGATCCAACATATGAAATTCCTAATTGGTCAGGTGAATTAGATATGACAGATGCAAAATATAATTTTGATAAAAAGCATCTTAAAATAGAAGATTTACAAGAAAACAGTTGACAAGATTTTAAATATAGTGTATAGTCTTAAACATAAGATAAAAAATATTTAAAATATTTTGATGAAAACAATAAGTAAATAATACTTATTAACAGAATGAATAGTATATCACATAATTATAAATGGTTTAGACCGCAGGGCAAATCGATGCTCGATAGTCAAGTTGCATCCATTTATAATCGCCCAGAAAGTCACGGTTCTTGAGGTAAAAATGTATATAGATAGAGTCTCAAGAGCCAACCAAAAATAGGTTGGCTTTTTTATTAGAAAAATTTTTAGGAAACAGAGTTGACAGTAGAATGAAGTTAGTGTAGAGTGTTGGAAGAATAAAGAATTTGTAGATAGTTAGTCTTGGGTTTAAGTAAACTCCATCGGATTTGTAAAAATCCTACTTTCCCAAAGGTGACAAAAAAGGTGATTGGTTGCTCGGTGTTATGCTTGTAATAATGCAGAACCGATGCAGCGTTAAATATAGGGTCCGAAGCTTTAGTAGTGAAGCACAAAACTTTTAATTTTGTGAATTCGGCGCACGTCCGAACGGACCCACCAATTTCTCCTTGGAGAAGTCCAATGTCATGATAAAATATTTGTGACGTAAAATACTAATCCTATCAGATACAACTTCTGATAGGTGCTGAGAGCTTAGAAAATATGAGTCCAATCATATAACCGTTATTCATTTAACGATCTCTCAGCTTCATAGGCATATCGTATAATGGTATTATTGCGGTCTCCAAAACCGAGGACGTGAGTTCAATTCTTACTGTGCCTGCCAATTTATGT